CTATGTTTGAATTAGGATTAAATAAGGCATAATGTAAAAGGTAAGAAATTGTTGTTGTTGATTTACCAGACTGCCTTGGTAGTTTACAAATTGTAAATCTATTATTGTGTATTGTGTCAACTATCTTTTTTTGAAAGTCATACATTTTAAAGGGCACAAGTCCTTCGTCAAGTGAAACAATCCTAATATAATTTTCCATAAAATATAGAGGGTCTTTGGCACACTTTTGATATTCAACAATTTGTTCTTGTGTAAATTCAACAGGTGTGTTTACTTTTTTAAGATTGGGGTTTCCCAAATATGCATCATTACTCATTAATTATTGCCTCTATATGTGTATAACCTAATTGTAAAGCTCTTGTTATTCTTTGACTACCTTTATATACACTAAATTCTTTTTCTTTATATCTTACACCTAAAGCACCAAATCTTGGAGTTGACATTATCTTATGTTTAATTACTTCTATAGGATTATCCATAATATCAGTTATCATATCAACACCTTGATCTAATTTAGTTTTATATTTTTCGTAGTGCTTATTATAAACTAAATCACTAATCTTTAGTATCGTCTTTTTCGGGTGTGATGTTTTTGCTTTTAATATCTTCATCATTTTTTAACATCTTTTGCAATTCAGCCGTTGAGCCTACAAATAAGGCATTTTTAATATTTTGATTGGCTGTTTTTGGTACGTCTTTTAAAGATTTAAGTTTACCTTGTAAGTCTTGTAATTTATCTACAGTATCGGCCACATTTTTAATACCGGCCAAAGCTACTTCATAAGCTCTTGGATGTTGGCCTTCCTTAGCAACATCTAAAATGCCTTGTATCGCTTCTTGGCCTCTTTCTATAAGATTATAATAGTTTTCTCTACTATATTTGTAATCATTATCTATATCTGGAGATTGTTTGTCTTCTTTACGAGGAACCAGAGGTTTAAATTCTTTTTGTTCTTTAGGTTCTTTTTTTTCGATACCTAGTATCTCATTAACTTTGTCTTCGAGTTTGCTCATAGGCATATTTATTAGGGTAAAAATTTATACCATCCTGTTGCTATGTATTTTGTTTCTGTAGGTGCGGGTATTCCTCTATGAGTATGAGTAAAATCTGTTGGCCAAATTAAAGTTAATCCCTTTTTAGGTTTAATTTTCATTTTTTGATATAAAAATTCTGTTTCACCACCTTCTTTAATATTATTTAAATAAGTCATATATACAAAACATCTATGAGCTGAACTATAAGTATTTCTTTCTGAATGAAATACTTTATATCCACCACCTGATGGAAATTGGCTTATTACATTCACATATTCGGTAATTATTTTGTAATCAAATAAATTAAATTTATGTATATATTCTTTCAAAGCTAAACTTAACTGATTAAAATATTCCTTTATATAAACATTTTTTGAAGAATTATGAAAATTTACATCAATTGAGTTTTTTATTTTTTTATTAACAATTGATGTTTCAGTATCGACAGATTTGGTTTCTCCGTCACCCTTATACTCGGTATTGTTTTTATGATATTCAATAAGTCTATCGCAAAGACTTTTATCTTGTATTTGAAATTTGTAAATAAAGTTTTCCATAATAAAGTATATTATATTTATTCATCACCGTCAGTTGCTGGGTTATAATTTCTACCATCATCAAAATCTGTTATTGTTGTTGTAAAACCAAAATCATCATCAGCGTCAGCACTAGTAGGATCAGGTGTTATTGTTATTCTTACTTCTCTACTTTCATCTCCGGTAGTATCTGTGTGTAAATCAGATTGTACTTCTTTAATTACATTTTGAGTTGTTGCCGGACCAAATAAGTATGTCTTAGCAGTAAACTCTAAAGTATATATAACAGCTCTACGAGTTGTATAATCACCACTATAACTATCATCATATTGAACGCTATTTAAAACAATAGGCACATCTCTTTTAATATTTAATGATGGTATAGCATTTACTGTCACCGTATAATCAGGTTGAAAGAAAGGTAGTATTTGTTCTACAATTTGTAGACCTGATTCAGCAGTCGCTGTAAATATATTTAAAGTATATGAAATATTGTAAGGCACCGGCATATAATTATATGTCATAACTTTACCGTCTTCACCTGCTTTGACTTGTTTATACTTTTGAACTCTTGTTAATTTACGAGAACCATCATATGAGATACCTGATATTTCAAAACTCATACGAGGTAAAGTAATTGCAAACTCTCTTTCATCTAAAGATGGTTGTTGATCTAATCTAACTAAAAACTTTTCTTTTGGCGCATATGCTAATGGTACAGCCATTGATTGTACTACATCGCCTTCACTATCTTTTCTTTTTACTTTAATCTTATTAAAAAGTTGACCAAAAGCTATGGTCATTCTTCTCATTGATTCATTATAAAAATATGTTCCGAACATTAATATTCTCCTTCATCAACTTCACCAAAAGGATTTCTTTCGGTAAAATCTAATATGTCATCAGCTGTTGAGGCTGTATCAAAACCTGCCTCACTATCCAAATCTAAATTATCTGAATAAGTTGATTGAGTTTGAACGTTGAAATTGTGATCTTCATTGATAAAATAAAACCTATCACCGTTAACACTTTCTGTTTCTAGTTGTAATGAACCTGTACCATCTTCTAATACAAATTGATGTTGTAAAGTATCTGTAGAATATTGATCTTCAGCACTATCAATGTCATCAACACCTGTATTAATTTGTTCACCAGAATATTCCCAACGAGTACATTTTAGTTTATAAACTGGTAAATTTCCTAATTGAAAGAAAGGTTCCTGATCTTCTACAAATTGTATCTCAAAAAAACTATTCATTAAAGGCATATAAATTATATCGCCTTCATTTGGTCTTCCGTCTTTTATTAATGTGTGTTGACTATCAACGGCATCCTGCCATCTTCTTTTTGCCAACATAAAGGTTGTATCTTCTCTAATTTCTAAACCAAACTTATTAATAATCTCTTGTTCGCCAGCGAAGCCTTCAGTTGTTTCCATATACATTTCAATTAAATATGAATCATCAAACCTACTTAACGAATCTTCGCCAAGTATTAAATCTCTATTTACTAATGTTCGTGGTAGATAATATACGTCTTTACCGTATATCTTTAGGCCTTCAATAATTAAATCTTCGTATAATCTTTTTTCGTTGGTATTCCCGATACCGTTGCCACCTTGAAAGTAATGGTTAACTGACATATCATTATCCTATCATCATAGCTGGGTTTAATTCATACGAACTTCTAATCTCTTGCTCTAATTTTTCAATATCTTGTAAAGCTTCTGAAAATATTTGTTGACCATTTAATGAAACACCGCCTAGCATTGTTACACCATTAAACTTGCTAAGATTTGCTCCCCATTGTTTTTTAAATAGTGCTGTTACATATCTTTTTAAGTAAATGTCATTATAAACATCTGTATAAACTGTAGGGTCTAATTTACGATAAGCTTCTATAACCAAATATTCACCAACTTGTAAATCATTTGACCAGTCCATATCAATATATAATCTGTTATCGTGTTGATTAAATCTTAATGGTTTTTCACCTACTAATACGTGATCTAAAAAATCTAAATGTCTTAATACAACATCATAGTTAATAATTGATGTTGAAGAAAAATCATAAAGGTCATTTAATCTTAATTGGTATCTTACATCAAATAAGTTTAGATTACCCTTATCCGAAAAAGGAAATATGTTAATAACTGAAATAACTGATTCTGGAACAACAAGATAGTTTTTGTCTTCAACCCAACTTGTAGAAACAGAATTTTTAGTGGCCGTTTCTGAAGCAGTTGATGTAATTCTATCTTTATCAGCTTGAGTGTATTGATATTTTAAATATGTTCTACGAATACCATCATAGTGGTATTGAGCAAAATACTGTAACGCCTCATCAATTCTATCTTCTAGTTGGTCGTCATCTACATTTATTTCAATGACAGGCTTTCCTAGTGTTCTTAAAGCGTATTGTTTTAATTGTTCTCTTGTAGCTGGTGTTGCCATTATTAACCCTTATAAGTGTTTACTACTATTTATAATAAAAATAGTGTGTTATCCAAGAGCAACGGCTTGAGCAATAGCAAAGGCAGTAGAGGCTTTTGTGTCTATTTGTGTCTGAATGGCGCTTGTAACACC